CGGGATAGAACAACATACCAGCAAGAGAGAACCATGCCATATTTCTTTGAGCATCTCGCATTGCATCAGCATCTTCGAGTTCTTTTCTTTTAAACTCCATGTACATTGCATGTTCTTCTGGGTCAACGCTTCCATCTCCATTACTATCGGCAGGATGATATACTGACGACTTTTTAATTTCTTCTTCGCTCATCACCACTTCACCTTATCTGCCCAGTATGCTGCGGACATCTTGCCCTTTGCAATATTCTTTGCATGACGAGCCTTGAAAGAACGGCGTCGAGCTGCATATGCTGCGCTCTCGCCCTTTTTCTTTGGTGAACCACTTACACCTTGTTGTCCAAAGCGAATTGTTTTTACTTTTGTCCCAACTTTTGCCACAACAATATGTGACTTTTTCGGATGACTCGGAGTTCGCTTTGGCTTATTAAACCCCGATACTCCTGCTCTTTTTAAACGAGGATCTCGTTTTTTACCTCTTCTTGCCGCCACGCTTCATTCTCCTCTTCGACTTTGTGAAAGTTTTCACCATAGTCGGCCTACCCCCTGGGTTACCTGCTTTTCTCTTTCTCGAAATTGCTGACTTTCTTTGGGCTGGAGTCATACGAGCTGCTTTTGAAGCTGGTACACATTTTGGGTACTTCTTACTCGAAGCTTTTTTGCGGCCACAGGGCATATACCCGCCGCCTTTTTTTGGTCGAGAAATATCTACCCATTTCTCTTTAAACCACTTTGTAAGACCTCCTTTCGGTTTCGCCATAATTATGCAGTATATTCAACCGTATGAACGGCTGTGCTTGTTTTCAAATGCCCGTTTCTATCATAGACAGTTACATCGTAGACATATGCAAAAACTTTTTTAGTTCCTGGTATTGTGCCATCAAATACTCTATATACAATATCTCGATTAGTATAGGTTGTTGGCACAGTGTAGTGAACCGGAGATACTTCCATTAATCTCGATCGATTAGATGATGTCCGAATTTACCCCACCCCCAGTGTAGTGCCGCACCTAATATCATTCCCAATAAAAAATCCATTACTTTCCCCTTCGCTTTTTACCGCGCTTTTTTGGTTTTTTCTTAGAACCACAAGGTTTGCCATCGTGATATTTTACTAAATCCATTATTTAGTTCCCATGCGGTATTTACCGCCTCGTGCCTTATAAGTTTTTACAAGCCACCCATTTGCATAAGCAGAAGGATACACTTTGAACCTTCGCTTTGCTTCAGCCTTTACGTTTGCGTAAAGTCTTTTATTTGTTGGAACTGGTTTTTTTCGCTTTACCGATTTTCGCTTTCGAGCGGGCATTACTTTCTCTTTCGTCGTTTGACGCTTCGCAGTAAAGCTATCATTCTTTTAGCCGAAGCTGCGGATTTGGCGGTAGCCTTTTTACGCCAGGCTCCTCGCTTTTTTACATAAACTGTTTTTCCTTTGACTTTATACGGCATTAGAGAATCCTGACTTTCAAGTTCTGCGCGGCTAGCGACGTAATCCTAACTTTGTTAGACGCAGGGAAATCCCAATTGTAGTCAGTGCCTAAGATAGCCCCTTGGTTCAACGAATTAGCATCAAAGTTAATAGACACACCGTCACTGCTAGGAACGGTAGTACCACTAGACATATTAAAGATAATGGCTAAGTCTAGGTTGTTACCAAGAGTAAAGTGGTTAGCATCAGGTACAGCGTCTAGTTGGGTTTTGTTCATTTGGTTGGGGTAAGACGTTGACACAGACGAATACTGAAATACGCCATTATTGTCAGTAATGTACATTTTAGTTCCATCAGAATTAAACGTTACACTTTGCGGCGCACCACTTTGTGACGAAACACTAAAAAGATTAGACGAAAATGACGCAGTTGATAAATCAAACCCTGTTGTTAATGTGTATTCATTTATTTCATCGCCGTTAGTTCCAGTAATAAACATTTTTGTTCCGTCGTTATTAAAGGCCAAGCCTTGTAATATTGATTCTTCAGATGACACTAAAATACTTTTTGACGCATAAGATGCCGTAGAAACATCAAAACCAGTTGTCAGTGTATATTGATAAATAGTTTCGTTTTGTGATCCAGCAATAAACATTTTAGTTCCATCGGAATTAAATTTTATTGCGGATGGCGCAGTATCTTGAGCCGACACAGAAAAAATCTGACTATAAGACGCTGTTGATACATCAAAACCCGTGCTTAACGTATATTCGTTTACATCGTCTCCCGTAGTACCAACAACAAACATTTTGGTTCCATCAGAATTGAATGTTAAACCTTGAGGTTCATTTTCTTGAGCGGCAATGCTAAAGGATACGGAATCATAAGACGCCGTAGAAATATCATAAGCTGTTGATAAGGAATATTGAAAAACAGTATCAGCGCCTACGCCAATAAAATATGCTTTAGTGCCGTCACTATTAAACGCTATATCTCTTGGGTTTGTTTCCTGAGAAGCAGGATCAAACGTTTTAGAGTCGTAACTAGCACTAGTAATACTAAACCCTGTTACAACTGACGCACCTTCCATAGCTTCCTGCAACGCGGCTAGCTCTGTATTAGTAGCGGCATTAGACCACGTTGTAGAGCCGTAAGTACCGTTAGAGTTGTACTGCCAAGTGCCTGAGTTGTTACGAACAATAGATCGTTCTCCGTCAGTACCTTTTGCAATCTTCCACGTAGTCCTGTCGTCAGTAGACACGGTGTAGTAAATAGCGCCATTTCCAGCGGCTTCATCAGCCGTCATAGAGTTAATGTCTGTCCAGTACTGAGAGTCTATTGAGGTTGTTGTATGAACTGCGTGGTAACCTGAAGGAATAGCTAGTGATACTACATTATATTCATATACAGAATTATTAGTGTCTCCAACAATAAACATTTTTGTACCATCGGCACTAAAAGCTATACTTTTTGGATCTGTGTCTTGACTACCTACTGAAAAACTATTTGATGAATAAGATGCAGTACTTACATCAAATCCAGTAGTTAATGTGTATTCATACACAGAATCAGCAGCAGCACCACCAACAACAAACATTTTAGTGCCGTCAGAGTTAAATTCCATTCCCCATGGGTTTGTGGTTTCAGAAGCTATTGAAAAGTTCTGAGAGTACGAAGCAGTACTTACATCAAACCCAGTAGTTAATGTGTATTCATTTATGTCATCGCCAGCGTTGCCAACAATAAACATCTTAGTGCCATCGTTGTTAAAAGTTAATCCAGTTGGTGATGTATCTTGTGAAGAGGTTGCAAAGAACTGAGAGTGTGAAGCAGTGCTTATATCAAACCCAGTGCTTAGGGCATATTCATTTACATAATAAGATGTACCAATACCAATAATAAACATCTTAGTACCATCAGTATTAAAAACTACCGAAGTTGGAAACCCTTCTTGAGAGGATACCGAAAAACTTTTTGAAGCATAGCTTGCTGTAGAAAGATCAAAACCTGTTGACAAAGTATACTCATATACAGCGTCTCCAGTTGATCCAATAATAAACATCTTAGTTCCGTCAGTGTTAAAAGTTAATCCATTTGGTTTTGTATCTTGTGAACCTACAGAAAAAGATTGAACATAAGACCCGCTACTTATATCAAAAGCAGTAACAGAATTGCTTAACTCTAAGTCACCATCAGTCGTGTTGTACACAACAGCGTACATTTCCCAAGAGCCTGAAGCTACTTGATTGTAAGAGGTAGGTGCTGTGGTTGTACTAATAGAACCGTCTGTTGCCGTAAGAACAAAAACGCCTGAGTTGGCTTCAATAGTTTTACCTACGTCAGCAGAGGCAAATGAGCCTGTGCCTAGAGAAAAAGTTAGCGGAAGCGTGTATTCATTTACATCGTTTCCGTTAAAACCAATTACAAATAGTTTAACCCCTCCAAAAACAAAACCTGCTGGACTTGATTCTTGAGAAGTAACATCAAGGGTAACACTGTCATAAGAGGCTGTACTAACGTCAAAAGCAGTACTTAAACTGTATCTATAAATACCGTTGTTGAACTCGCTGAGTGCAAACATCTTAGTCCCGTCAGAATTAAACTGTACGTCAGTAAGCGAATTCGCTTGTGCGCTAACATCAAAATCATCAGTGTAGCTAAGCGTAGATATATCAAAGGCGGTAGATAGAGCGTATTCGTCTACTGTGTGGTTTGCGCGGTCGCATACATATATTTTTGTTCCGTCGTTATTAAACGTGGCATTTCTTGCGTTGCCTGTTGTAGCCGAAATAGAGCCAGCTTGTGAGTACGTTGCTGTGCTAATATCAAATGCAGTTGACAAGTTATATTCGCTAATGTCTTTATCAGTATCAGATGTTACAAACATTTTGGTGCCGTCGTTGTTGAAAACAACACCCAAAGGATTTGTTACTTGAGCAAGTACACTCAAACTCTGAGAAAATGTTGACGTAGAAACATCAAACGCAGTAGACAACGTGTACTCGTGTATTGCATCACTACCGTTTCCAGTAATGAACATCTTTGTTCCGTCTGTATTAAATTTTACTGATCTAGAAGCTGTTTCTTGAGACGCAACAGAAAAACTATCAACAAATGTTGCACCAGCAATAGAGCCCGTACCAAAATCCAGAGTAGTCGCTGGTGCACTGTTAATGCGTGTGTAGTTTTCTGTCGTTGAGTTTACGTCCCAATCGTTGTTGGAAACGCCAGATTGAGGAATCTCTTTGGTTACAGATACAACAGGTACGCCAGACGTAATAGACTCTGACAACGTAAGTTCAGAAACTTCACCGTTAGTGTACGTCTTGCTTTGTGTAGCCTTTACAGGGTCAATAGCTACTCCATTTTGAGTAACTGAAGTTGCATTTATTTGTCCATTTACGTCAAGCTTATAAGCAGGGGTTATTGTTCCAATACCCACATTTTCAGACGAGTCAATTGTAATTGCTAGCGCATCTGCGTTATCATCTATACCTGTTGACGAAAAATTTGTGAGTACGGTTCTTGCCATTATACGCTCTCAGCTAACAGTACACTTAGGGTGACAACTAGTCCTCCAAGAAAAATTATTGCAGCCCCTGCTGCATGAATTATTTTGCCTTCAATACGCGCGAGAGTTTCGTCGATTTCTTCGAGACGATTAAATGTAGTTTTCCATCGTTCTTCACACTGGGCATCATGTCGTGACATAAAGATTTCCAGGTCATGAACTTTTCCTTCAAGATTCTCCATTTAGCAGCTTGTCCATCAACTTTCCATAGTTGCCTTGGCCAAATGGAAGACTACCGTCATTTATCTGCACGTTATTTTGAGTGCGAATATTGGTAGTTGCTTTTTCAGCATCCGCTTGGGCCTTGATCTCATCCATTCTCATTTTATGGGCCATCTGCAACAGGTCTGCCAAATCTTTATTTGAATACATTCCTGATTCTTGAGCTTCTTCGAGCTTGGATGCAATTATCTCATCAAGGGCAGACGCAATGTTATTTTTATTGCGAAAACCCATATCAAGATAAACAGTGTCAATATACTTTTTAACTTCTCGCTTGTTTAAAGCTTCCACAACTCTATCTTCAGTAACCTGGAGATGCTGGCAAACGCCGCGAATATTCCCAAACTGCAAATATGAATTTGCAATTTCAAGCCCTTCTGGAGAAATTGTAGTTACTTCTTTACTCATAATCTGTATTCTACTTTAAAAGGGTTAAAATGTCAAGGTATATTTTTGTGAGGGTGTCGAAAATTCTTTATGGAAGAGGTGTAACTTCTAAAATACTACCGTCTGGAGGCTCTGGCCATTCTATATGCTCTAAGGATGAAATGGACGGAGAAGACTCTGCATACACACTAGGAATATCACGAAGTAGATTTCTATAATTTCTCCAAGAGGCTTTTACAGATTCCCCCAAAGGGTTATCTGCAAATTGTGTCCAATCAGAAGCAGCAAGCCTTTTATTTCTTTCTTTTCTTATATCTACTAAAAAGCTATTCCAATTTTGCTCCCAGCTAGTATTGGATAGATTCCATTTGTGATACTTTGTGGGTTTAGGGCCTCGAGAAACCCAAGCATTATTTGCTCTATAAAACTGTTCTTGAATTTGAAGAATATCATAGCCTCCCCAATCTTCTGTCAAAAGATGAAATCTTTCCTTTGCGGGATTGGTTCCTACAATAAATCCCTCTTCGGGTATTTGTCCGCCGGGAACAGTAGATATATTTTCTATTTCTCCGGTCTCCGTATTTACTATTGCTATAAATTTTATATACAAATCCACTTTTTTCTCCTTAGCTTACTCTTAGCTGAACTACTGCTATTGTTCCTTTACTTGTTACTTCTGCTTCGTCAGTTTCTCCCCCTTCGGTTGTTTGAATATATCCATCATATCGTATATTGTTAGAAGTCCAATAAAATCCATTTACAATAGAGGTTATTTGGGAGGTACTGCTATAAAATTGATAATCTACAGAAACATAAACATTTGAAGTGCTAGAGCTATAAACACTTGCACTGTTTGCTAATGCATTATGGTCATGCACTCGTAAAAAGTTTAAACTACTATTTGCAACTCTTCTTGTTGAGAAGTTTACGGTTGTTCCATTTGTTCCATAGATTTCTAAGCCATAACTTCCGGAACCACTAATATTTGATACAGAGTTTGTTTCTCTTGCAAAAAAATAACTAATTGTTTGGCCTGAGCTATTTGTATACACATTTGTTGAAAAATTTTTGACCCCGTAGAGATTTCCACTAGACACTCTTGCAAACATAAGTGCATCAGAAGGTACAGTAACTGTACTATTATTTGCTAAAGTTGTAGGATGTCCGTCTTGAATTGTGAGAGTCTGAGCTCCTGAAAAATTATCAGTATCAAAGATTAACTGACCATTTGCCCCATAAAATTCTAAACCGTATCCCATGTCTAATACCTTATTAAATAAACAGTAATTGTTCCATTAGCTGCGCCAGTTCTAGTAACAGTTATACCATTCGTTGATCGAGTTATTGTCGGAGTAGTCCACGCACTCCCTGTCCATTTAAGTATAAAACCTGTAGTTGCTACACTTGAACAATTAAATCCAGAAAATAAAGTTCCTGAAGTATTTGAATTAGTAAATGTAATTGATCCCGATGCAAGACTAGAACCAATTCTTGAAGTATCATCAATAATTGTTTGAGTTCCAGCTTGATTTTTAATCGCAAGACCATAAGTATTTGCTGTTCCGCCAGGTAAGTCAGTGCTGGTTCCGCCTCCCGGCTGAGTTGAAGTATCTGCAATTGTTACAGAGGTGCTAGGAGATCCTGTAGAGTTGCTTGCACTATCTGTAGCTGCAAGTGTAAATGTCGCTGTCTCAGTTCCTTCGGTTAGTATATCGTTATCTAATGTTATGCTAGTAGATGCTGTATTTGCTGAAATTGTAAGAGTTCCTGTCAAACTCCCTGCAGATATATCATTTGAAACAATTCCTGAAATTGTATACCCTACAGTTGTACCATTTGCTACACTTACAGTAGTTACTGTAAATGTAACTGATTGTCCTTCGTTTATTGAAGCAGCACTACGACTGACGCTGTAAGAAGTTGCGGCTTCTCTAAACAGGCTTCTTGTTTGGGATCCGTCAACACTTACCCACACTGAATCAGCAGTGCTCGGGTCTCCTCCAGATGCCGGCAAGCGTCTTCCTTCAAATTCGTATTCCCAAGTCTGCCCTGCTGCAGGAAGCTCAGAATAGCTTCCTCCACTACTATTCATTTCGAGCACAAAGGTACCACTTGTTCCATTTCGGGTGTCTAGCCAACGATTTTGAGTGTCATTTGAAACTACTCTATATTGATCTACTGAGCCCCCGTCAGAATAAGGTATAAGTATATTATCGCCTGCAGAAGTTCCATAAGAG